TAATTAGTTCCCATAAATCTTACATCTGTATATATATTTAAACCAGTACGCCACGTTGGCATAATTAAAATTTTCTTTCGATTTTTAAGTTTTTTAATTATATTTTTTCAATTTAATAACTCCACCAAATCTTGGTAATCTTATTAAAATAATCTCATTTCTTTAAATCTGTTCACTTATTCCCTCTTTTGAATAATAATATAAAAAGTAACTTTACATTCATTTCACTACCGTACTATGTTCTATAAAACTATAATACCTCATAAGATGTATTTTTAGTATATTTTATAATATCACAACTCATTTATATTCTTGTGTTTAATTTTACAAATGATCGCTATAAATTTTAAAACTATATATTATTACAAATAAAAAAAAAGCGTTAAAAACAGCTAATAACTGTTTTTAACGCTTATATATGGAGACGGCGGGAGTTGATAAATAGCATTATTAATGAATTTAAAAACCTTTATGAATGTTGTCATATCAACGTTTTAATTGCCTTAGACGTTGAGTGTAAAATGTTAAAATTGCAAAAACAAGAAAGATCTGTGGCAATCATTTAAGATTATGTCATTACATAAATTGGATAAACAATATGTCTGAGCCTCTGACTACTACGTGTGTTTTACCGACAAAAATATAATTTGCATCATCAGAAATTTTTAATCTATCGAGATTATCTTCAGTGATACTTGTTACTTTTTCCGCATGTAAATATGAACATTTAATTTCCGTTAATTCTTTAACATCTACATATTTATCATTTTTTAATTGGATAAAACAGTTCATTGTAAAACCTCCTTATATACATATGTAATTATACACTGTTTAAACTATAAATAAAAGTTATCATATTTACTATTATATATAATAATATGTTATAATAAAGATGTACCGAAAAGGTACACAAAATTAAATTCATCGATTGTATTGTGGGTTTATCTACGGTATTTCATTCATCAGCTAAATAAAAATATATTTGAGTATTTGATGGTATGGTTACCGAATGTATGAAATCACATTATACAAATTGATAGTTTAGTTTATCGTCAGGCTTTTCATATAGAAAGTGTTTCGCTGTATATTAGTCTATGTCAGACTAATTGTTTTTATTTGTTTTCTAGATCAATATTCATGTTGGATAGGTCACTGTACTTTGTACGGTGGCTTTTTTTATGTACACTTGTCTTTAAAACCAATTTTCGATGCAACATAGAGCTTCTCTCAGCGTCTAAAAAAGCCCTACTATCACAAGTAAGGCATTATTTTATCTTCTTAGCAAATATAGTTAAAGTTTGATTCAGTCCATTGTCATTAGTCACAGATTGGATATTATAATTTTCTCCCTTGTATCTTACATGATGATATGTTTCTATACCTTTTCGGTAACGAATGATAAACCTCATAGGCTCTTCATTAATTGTAAATCCAGCATCAGCATATTCTGAACCTTTTAATGTTTTAACCTCAGCCCACGGCTTTGCTATAACTGTGGAAATCATTCCTTCACCAGGCATAAAAGCGTCAGGGTCTTCTCTTTCTTCTATTATTTCAATTCTATTATTAAAATGATATGCCATTGTTTATCCTCCTAAATTGTGCGACGTCGCGTAATTTGAAAAGCGAGTACGTCCTCGTATTTAATCGTTGTCCAACTGTTGGACTTCGTGATTAGATGTCTACTCAAATGATGATACGTATCGTCATTTACATATGGTTGGACGTCTAATCATTTGTTGGAACGTACCAACAATTTTATAAATCGTTCGCCGGAGAACGATTCAAATTTCGCAACGTTACGAAATTATGATGATTTCATAAATGTAAACGCGCGTTTACATCGCTCTCAAAAACTGTTCATAGTTATCAAATAAACCTACATACGCATCTAACATGGAAGCTACACCATCTATACGACGCTTTGGTGATTGGTTCTTAATAGGGACGATATTACCGTTTCTATCAGTTTCTACACCTGTATTAGTTAAGCACCATTTTAAAATAGGGTTGTTATTATAATTGATTTTATGTTTCTCTAAATCAGCCCCCATATTTTGCATTGGTAAACTTAACGTTTTAGCACCTTGTGGCGTTCGTACCATGTGAAAACCGTATGCTTCCATTTCATCTACCCAATATCTTGCTGAATAGTTATCATAGTATATCCATAGTGGCGAGATGTCATAGTCATTCATCATCTCAATGAACCAGTCTGTAATATCACTATAAACAATCGTGTTACCACTGCATAAGCGTAATAGTCCCTGTTCGTGCCATTTGTCATATGGTATTTTGTCCTCATGCACACGTTTATATAAATTATCTTCAGGCAACCAATACATCTGATGAACGAATCTCATTTCAGTTTCAGGATCAATAAATAATAATGTGGCACAACTCAAGTCTGTTGTGATAGAAAGGTCTGCCCCACCTATCGCATACCAGCCTGTAAAATCTTTAATATCAAATGTATCTTCATTATTAATTGCGTCGAACGTGAGCCATGCACTATGTGTCACTTCACGGATATTAAAATCTTTGGTTAAGATACCCGTTAAGTCATTCATATTATTTTGTGCACGTGCCACTTTACGCTCAATATCTTCAACCTTTTTAGATACACCTAGCGCAGGATTAGCTTTCTGCCAACAATCAGGAAGTTTATACTCAGCTTTATGATCTAACTCATACATAATCGGCAGAAAGTTATCATCAGTGAAATTGCCATCAACTACGTTACAAGCATACTCATATAAATCATCGAAGATTGTACCCCTATGTGTTCCAGCAGTTGTAATCATGATGAGTAATGGCTGCGTTCTAGCTGACTGTGATTGTTTCATTACTTCATATAAATTTCTATCTTGAATAGAGTGTAGTTCATCAATCACGACTAAATGCGCATTTAAACCATCTAATGAATTAGAGTTCTTCCCTAGTGATTGCATTTTGCTAAAGTTATGTGCAAAGTATAAATCTGATTTGCGCTTACGAATATTTTTATTTAAGTCAGGACTCTGTACAATCATCTCATGCGCTTGATCGAACAATATGTTGGCTTGGTCTCTTTTAGATGCAACTGAATACACCTCTGAGCCACTTTCTCCATCGGCAATCATCATATATAAAGCAATCGCTGCTAACATAGTTGTCTTACCATTCTTACGACCAACAAAGAAGAATGATTCTGTATAACGTCTATAACCTGTTTCTTTATCTACAAAGCCAAATAGTGCCGAAATATAGGCTTTTTGGAATAGGTCTAATACTAATGGTTTACCAGCCAACTCACCTTTGGAATGACGACAGAACTTTTCTATAAATTGAATTGGTCGCATAGCTTTATCTTCGTCAAAGATATATTTGTCGTGATGTTCCATATCTTGAACTAACTTTTGATATTGTTTTTTAACACGCTTAGAAGTCACAACAGAACCATTCTCTATTGCTTTATAATACTGTTCAATATAGTTAGCCATTAGTCACAAAGTCCATGAATGCATCAGATTCTTCAACTTCTTGAGGCAATAGAGACAGTAATTGCTTAAGCGTGGCGTTATACTTCGAAACTGTCGTATTGTATGACTTCATAGCAGGACTTTCTTTTAGATATTCTTGTTCTCCTTGTCTAAAGATGTACGTTGCGCCATGTGTGCGTACAGTATTTTTCAGTTCGTTCATGGTTTCTTTCATGAAATTTAATTCTTCTATTAAATCATATGCAACTGGTTTATTAATATTATTATCTTTATCAATTTGCATTTTAAGTTGTTCTAAATTAATTGATTTATATATCTTATTCATATTTTACTCTCCTTAAAATAATTTTTAGGCTCCCCTAAACTTTTGAAATCTCGAACGGAGGAAAAGTTAAGCCCCTCGCCGTTCCCTGTCATCTCGTTTACATTTTTAAAAGTGGGGGGGTATAAATTATTTATTAAATTATATTTTTATTAAATTTCCTTTTTCATCAAATCTTAATCCTTCGCCTGTTGATGGACTTCCGAAATGTTCTTGGTTGTGACACGTCTGACATAAACTTTCTAACAAATCATGGTTCAATGATACATAAGGATTAGTGTAGTTATCTGCATTTAACCATATTTTGTGATGACAGATAGACGCTACATCGCCACATCGTTCACACATATAATTCTGTGATGCCATATAACCATTTCTGCACTTAATCCACTTACTAGACTTATAAAATGCTTGTGGTACACTCCTAGCCATCGTACTCACTTCCTAATGCATGTAATGCGCCTAATAAGCTATCAATTGTACGTTTTAATCGTTCGCTGTCTTGAGTTTGAGGGTCAAACCACAGTTGAAGTATAAACTTTGCTGTTGTTTGTGCTAATGGCTGCACTGGTTCATCTAACCAATCACGACCAGTAGTAATATATAAGTAGTTAGGTATCGCCTCAACTAATGGAATGATAATGTCATCGTTAAAATCTCCATCTACTCTCAAAGCATTACGTGCATCTTCTATTGATAAAATCATATCGTTCACTCCTTGTTTCTTATACCGTTCTGGTCCTTGGACCATATCGGTGTATTTCTCGATTAGGACCATGGGCCTGAAGCTACTTATTAATAAAGGACACCAGCTAATCACTGATGCCCTCACTGGTTTATGTTGTTTATACGATTGGTTCTGATGTAGTAGATAATTTAACAAAAGCTTCATCTACTAATACACGAGTATCTGCAACTGCCATCGCTCTATAGTCAATAAGCCCTGAACGGAATGATGACTCACGTGAGCTTTCTAACATTACACCTTGAGGCAAGTTGTAACCTACATAATTGAAGTCACCGAGAATGATTGTGCCATCTTCGATATTGTCATCAATGATAACTGGCTTGCCGAAGATATAGCCCACATTCTCACGCTGTGCATCTTGTACGAAGATTGGTCGTTTGTTGCCATCTTCAACGCCATATACTGTGTTGTATAACGTAGCATTACTCATGGCAAACTTAGCATTTTGTGCATAGCCACGTGATAACATACCTAATGCTTTTGTGAAATCCGTATATTTGCCAGATAACGTTAAGCTATTTGATTCGTCCCAGCTCACACCTGTTAAGATACCTTGGCCTTGGCCTGAGCCTGTGCCATTAATTAATGCGTACTCAATAGCTTCTACAACACAGTTTGTTAATTCTTCTACAAGGTAAGATTCAAACGCTGAAATACTCATCGTCTTAGCTTTAACTGAGATACTAAAGATTTTAATAATCTCATTAGCTTCAAACTTAACTGCAGTAGTTACTGCTTTGTCTGGCTCTACCTCTGCCCCTTCTACATGCCATTCTGCACGATCTTGTGGCGTACCGATTGGAATACGAATTTTAGTAGGCATATTGAATGAACGTACATTAGCAAGTAATCCCCCTTGCGTTCTAGCACGACGAATCACTTCGTTAAGCGTTTGTTCTGGAATAACCGCCGATGCGTCTGATGAAGAAGTAAAACCAGTTGCGCGATTCTCAACGCGTTGTTGTTCCATAGCGTTATTAAATGAGCGTTGTTCCACATCTGATAATTCTTTACCTAGCATTTTTTTAAAGAATGCTGAACGGTATTCCTCTGTACCAAATACATTGTTATTTTGAATTTCATTACTTTGTTTAAATTGTTGTCCTGTAATAGGATTGTATGAACGATTTTCCACTTGTTCTTGCTCCTTTTCTTTAATATTTGCTTTCGCTTGGTTTAAGCCTTCAATTTCAATATTGAGTTTAGTTACATTCGTATCTGGGTCTGTATCAATTTGACCTTTAATTTCTCTTGCTCGTGTTTCAATATCTTCAAGTGATGCATTACGATAATGATTAAAAGCCTCTTGTACTGTATCGAACATTTATTTAATCTCCTTTATAAATAATTTATTTAAATTGATTTTTGCTTGATTGATTTGTTGTTGTCGTTGTTCTGCTTCCTGCATTTGACTTCTAGCCTCAACAGATGTTTCTGAATAAGCTGGGAAGTTTACCACAGAAAACTCTAATACTTTATCTATTTTAGTTATTGTGCGTGTTCTTGTTTCTACATCGTACCGACTGCCGTCTGATACAGTAAATCCAAAACTAACGCCTGACATATCACCACGTTTAACTGATTCATATACAGAACGTGATTCACTAGTGTTTGCCAACCTAGCTCTAAAATGCATACCTGCATCATCTTGCCACACGTCCATTGTTTTAGGTGATTTTGCTAATGGTAGACGATTCTGGTCGTGTGACACTAAAAGTCTTGTGTCATTGAACTTCACTCCGTCCAGCGCATTACGTTTGATAATTTCGGTATATGAACCTGTTGGCGTATGAATCAGTGCGGGTTTATCAAAAACGATTGCGGTACCTTCCAGCACCATTTCATCATCTCTAGTTTCTGCTTGTATATCTGCGCTTCTAATCTCCTTCATCTTGTCCGACCTCCTTATCTCCCATCTGATAATTCTTCGCTAGCGTCTTCTCTATATAATTAAGTGACTGTATTCTTTCATCGCCATCTTCTACACTTGAAAGGTTCATTAAGTCACGTGCTTCATTGATTGTGAGTAAGCCGAGTGGTAGCAACTCTTTAATCATATTTGATTTAGATTGATTGCTCGCATACTGTAATTTAGATGATTCGAAAATAATACAATTGCTGAAGGCTTGTTCACGTTCGGTAAATATTTTATCTGTGAGTTCTGATGAAAGTTGTATCGCAAAAGGTTCTATTACAGACTCATAAAACGCCTGCCATGTGTTTTCATCATATTTACCTGTCACAATATCCTCATTGATTCCTAGATAGTCATATATTTTCTTCTTAACAACTTCCATTTGTGATGTATCAATCTGCACATCTGACGTTTTTAATGGAATATATTCAAGCATGGCATCTAAAGGAATGACGCCGCCGTTATTACTCATAGAAAGATAATCATTCATAAACGCATCTTTCTTTTCCTTAAGTTTAGAATCTGCTAATTTTTGATTGTATTTCAATATCCCTCTAATTTGTGCTGAGTTTTTAATTGCTGATTCCATACCTAAATTTTGTGTGTGAGCCAGTTCAAGCGTATTCATAATAGCCGAATTATCATCGCCCAGTAATTCATTAGAATTAAAGTGACGGCGTAATATAGCCACCTCAGATAGTCTGAAATGAACGATTTCCCCATCTTTGAATAAACACTTTAGAAACATCTCTCCTACACCATCGACCACATACTCAACGCTTGTTGGTGTCAGTGGGTACAAGCCTGAAAGATTTCCCTTATTGTCTTTTTGAATAAGGATAAACGCATTATTGAATAAGTAATATTGCGTTGCGATCTTATAAAGAAAATCATAGCCACTCATATATGGATTAGGTCTATTCTGTAATAATCGGTTAATTTTATAGTTATTAAAGTCTTTTGTATCGTTCACATGCTTACCTGATAACTTCGCAATATGTCGGGCAATGGCATCTACTGCACTACGAAATATATCGTTAGAATACGCATCACCGTTAAACTGCGAAAACGATTGAAAGCTACCTGAAAGCATTTCAAATTGTCTTGCTGTGGTCTGTTCTATCTTATCCAGTCCCAACATCTTATTAATCCACTTCGGCACTTTGTCACCTACTTTTCTTTTATATCGTACACGTTCTATTTTAGTACCAGGTACTAATTATTTACTTAAATTATACCACAAAAGGCTCTATAAAGCCAATCGTGGTAGTTTTAACGCTTTGGACCAGCTGAACCAAAACGAATATTTATATTAGGTGTGACCGAAATTTTCTAAAACTACCCTTTTAGTCACACCAGTCACAGTTTCAGTCACACCTTTGTTCCTTACTCCCACAAGGGGTTTGCTTCAAAAGTGTGACGGAGTGACCGAAAAAAGCGTGACATACACACAAATATTATTACTTGGTATCTTCATTTAATTTATACTGAAGTTTTATATTTATTTAATTTCAGTCACAGTTTTTGTTTTTATCCTTGTTATATCAATGTTTATAGGTGTGACCGAAATAAAATACTTCCGTCACAGTTAAATTTAGAAAACAGCCAAACTCCTTGATATAACAACATTTATAAGTGTGACCGAAATGAATAAAATTTAGCTTTTTCAGTCACACTTTTAGTCACACTTTGTTTATATAAGCTCGTTTTAATTCTCCACTAGGTACGAGCGTTGACTCAAAATGTCCCACTTTACTTTGTAAATCAGCTGCTGAATAAAATCTTTTTCTATCTTCAATCCAATTCTTGCTTAGATATTGGTTAAAAGATTTATAAAACTTTCTTTCAGATAACGCATGATAACCACTGTTCTCACAGAAAACTTTATATCTATAATAAACAACCGATTTTGGAACTTTATCAATTTTCCATGTATCAAATTCAGTAACTTTGAAATCATATACAGGGTCATTATCTTGCTTATATTCTTCTAGCAACTTAGCTGATACTTGAGGTATTATGAATTTTTTGAAATCCAAATTAATAGCTTTATATAATATATATTCAAGCACTTTTTTATCATTCAAATACTTTTCTTTTATATCTGGATTTTCCTTCGATCCATTAAAATCAGCATTAAATGGCACTATCAATAATCTTCTATTAGTTCCACCAGTTTTATTTTTGAATCTAGGCATACCATTTGTTGACTGTATAACTGTACATCTATATACAGTACGATATGGTTGTTTATTTTTGATATTAACTAAGACAGAATCACCAGTTACCACACTATTAAAATTAGAACTATCCTCGATGTTTACGCCTACTGGAACATCATCACCAATAACTAACGTCTTACCCTCTAATACCCCTAATTTAAACTCTTGATCAAATTCATTTACTTTCAAACTTGCTACATTATCAAAGCCAATCAAATTAGACAACATGACTTGAAATGTACCTTTTGCGTTATTACCGTCTCCTACAAAAAATATTGCTTTCTTACGTGTGTAGTTACCATTCAAACTATCATTAATAACTTGCCATAGTAGTGTATACACTTCTCTATCTGCACAAGCAATTTCATATAACCAATTATCAAAAGTCCAACCATTAATTACAGGTGCTGGTGCATTTGCTACGTAATTTGTAGAAATCTTGGTAGTAAATACATATCTAGGTGTAAACGGTTCAAGTTTTTTTGTCTGTCTGTTGTACACACCATTATTCACAGGTATTAAATCTGGGTCATTAGTTCGGGGTGTTACTGGTGCAAAATTGTGAACAAGATGATAAATAACATCATCAGCTTTTCTTTTATTATGTTTGGGTTCCAACCAACTTATGACACGTCTAATATAAGTATAATTTTGTGTATAAATTCCTTCATTTTCCATATAAAAAGCTAACTTTGTATCTTCTTCCATATCAAACAAGATAAAATTTAAGTGTTCGTTTAATATATATGCGCATCTAATAGGCTTAATTGTTTGAGGAGGACGACCGAATGCTTCGCCTTTTTCCTTCTCTTTTTCCCACACGTCACGCATATGTTGTAATTCTTCTTTGCGTAATTCTTTCAGTAATTCTTTTACATTCTTAGTGGTACTTTTCTTATACACTTCACTTTGATTTGCAATAGCCCTATCAAGCTCTAATTCTCCCCATGTACTATTACTACGCTTGGAGTCCCACTTGTCTGTTAAATTGTTATAGTTCAAGAAAATACGTTCCATTTGAGCTTTATTTTTACCAGTGTAAAATGCTAGGTAATGCAGTAGACTTTGCACTGCTTCACTAGGACTATCAAAATACGGTTCGTAATTGCCTTTTAACAAATCACTAATTTTATCTTTTTGTTTAGATTTAAGCATAAGGTCGATAACTTCATCATCTGACAATTCACTTTTATGATTAGGATCATAAGTTAAAGTAGTTTCAAAATTTTGTTCTTCTTTGAAGAATCGTTCTACTAAATTATTTAATATTTCTTGTTCTTCACAAATTTCAGATTGTCCTATTGATTCACCTGTGACTGTCATAAATCTTGCATTGTCATATAGCTCTATATCTAGGTCAGAACGCTTTTTCTTACGTTGTTCAGGTAATTCACCTTTAAAAAAGCAATGTAAACCTGTTCCACTAGGTGACATTTCACAGTAAGTAAGTTCCGTCATTTCAAGTGCTAAATCTGAAATGATTTGACCGTGTTCATCAATCGCATTATCAATATCTAACACGATATAATTATCGTCATCACTTAACATAAATCCGATTCCATTATAATTTTCATTATCTTCATTAAGTCTATTGATAACATCAAATATCGTCCACGTATCTTTGTTGGTTGAGCTTGCACGGTAACCACTAAAGCTATACGGTACTTTGCTAAATTGTTGTTGTTTTTCGTTCCATTCAGCGCGCCATAATACCCACTGTGGCAATTCTTTTAATTCTTCGGGTATTTCTAGCGCATTAACTTCAATTATTTTATCTTTTTCTTTAATTGCCATTAAATTCCTCCTAAACACTTCTAAAATTCAGCACGGAATGGTAAAATAGAAATGTGTTAAATAAGCCATTCCATGCTTGTTTAGTTGTATATTATGCTACGCGTTATCAGTTCCGTCGCCAAACTTCGCTGATGACGCTTTTTCTATATCTTCTAACACTGTATCTAGTTCTTTTAAATACATATTCAACAAGTCAATGTGTTGTGTAATATAGCGACGGTGTTCATGGTAATTGCGTCCATGTATTTCAATTTCCTCTCTAGTTAACATATGGTTAGGTTCATGATTAAAATAATCATCATCAAACCAAACAAACGTATCTCTTAAATCATCAATTTTTTGTTTAATAATATCTATATCTTCAATTAAACTTTTAGTTTCCCAATTCATTATTGCTTAACTCCTTTTCTAAACTGAATTACATTATTATCTTTTAACGTTGGCACTGAAACGCCGTAATAAGTGCATACATTTTCAAATCGTTTATATTTTTGTTCCCAAGTTTTAATTTCTTCTTGAAACTGACTATACACACTATCAAAACCACTTCCTAGATCATCTAATATAATTAGTTCGATAGCCTCAGCACCTTTAATATCGCCTTCTTCTCTATATGCTTTGGATTTTTCAGTTAAATAACCTATCAACTCTGAAAGTCTTTCTATTTCACCTCTTAACTGAGATACGTTCATAGCTGGTATTGCCATATCATCATATGCTTTTAAAATTTCTGTTATCATCTATTAGTCCTCCAAACTTTCAACAAAAAACGTCATTTCTTCAATAGCTATTTTTAATTCTGCAATATCGTCTTTAGTTAGGAATTTGCTAATATTAGAATCTTCGTAAATAACAGGAAAGTCAGTTAAAGTTCCGACTGCTGATATTAAATCTACGTATTCTCGATAATCAGCAAGAATTTCTGAAATTTCATTATCACTTAAATATGGGTGTTCACTTTTAATAACTGATACATTTTTAGCATGGCGTTTTTGTAATAGTTTAATCATTTTACTAGTATGCTTTTTACCATTCACCATATGCTCATAGTTCAATTTGCCTTTAATATTTTTAAAATCTTGATTATTTAAGTTTTTCATTTTCTTATTTTCCTCTCCGAATTTAATTTGTTTGTTTAATTTTTGTTTATTGTTCATCTGGTTGAACCTCCAAGTTTTCATAATTTAATAGTGCTATTACGCTACCTAATAGATAAATAGCTAAGCCTACATGAAACGCTATAAATGCACTAGCTAATACAGTAATTAAACTGATTAATAATAGTTGTAATGTGAATTTAAGCATTTTGAACCTCCTATGATCCAACTTTAATACTATTACTAAACAAATCATCAATTGACATACCATACATTTCACTCAAAATTTTAGCCTCTGGTAATGTGAAATAAGCTTTGCCACTTTCTTTCAATTGATAACGTTGTGGACTTATTCCTAATTTCTGAGCTACTTTCCTTTGAGTATCTCCCTTTTCTTTTCTTGCGATGTATAACATCGGATAATTTAAATTTGCCATTGCAATTCCTCCTAACTTCCAAAAACAACTTTAGTTGTCATTTTTGTTTATAATTGAATTATATAGTTGTCATACCTTTGTTGTCAAGTTAAGTTATCATTTTTAATTCAAAAAAACATGTTTGTATGTTATATTCACTTAGAAAGGTGGTCTACCATGTTAAATTTCAATTTAAAAGAACATTTAAAAAAATCCAACATGACTATTAGTGAATTAAGCGAAAGAACAGGTATATCAAGAAACTCTTTAGGATTATTAATAAATGGAAAAAGCAGAGGGATTCAATTTGATACTTTAGAAAAAATAGCTAGAATTATGAATATTAAAATTGAAGACCTATTCTCTTTGTCTTTTGATTATTTAGAAATATCTGCTACAAATATGAAATTACGTAGTTCAGAATTAGGAGTTGATTACAATAATAGATATGACTTTAAACGTTTAGCTTGTAGCATTAATATCGATGGAAATAATTATGATTTTTCTGTGCATTACGAAAT